GGGTCGGGGGTGCAAGCCCCCGGCCCCCCTGCGGGGGGCCTACGGGCTGTAGGTATATAATACTTTGCAATATTAAAAATTTTAGAATGTTTAATAATTCCAAAGTCGCGGAGCGACGGAAGTTTAATATAGCGGGAGCCGCGGAGCGGCGTTCGGTTCCAATTTTACACCGTCCCGGAAGTTTAATATACCGGGAGACGCGAAGCGGATTCCAATTCCATTTACAATTTTTCGGTTTAATTTAATTACAATTCCATTTACAATTTTTCGGTTTAATTTAATTTTAATATCGTGTATACACGAGATGACGGTATATAGTATTTACTAACGCTATGGTGATAAACAAAAGACTATAAACTATCGAGTGCAGGAGGTAACATGACGACAACAGCGTATACAGAAACAGACAGACACGAGATAGCCCTAAGCGCATTAGAGGATGCGATACTTGAACAGCGGTTGAGTGGAGGTAGAAAAGACAACCCCAACGTTCATGAATATATCAGCATCCCTAATAACAAGGATGAATTCAGCCAATGGGAACTATATGAAGCAGTATTCAACGCATTGGAGAACAGCCGTTCAACATACTAATTTGATCGAAATATAAACCAAAATTAACATAAGACTATAAGCAAACGTAGGTAGGATAGTATATGAGCGCACACAGCGAACATACATGGACAAAAACGACGATTGTTTCAACGGTGAGGTGGGTCGATACATTGGGCAACCGATGGGACGCCACCTTCCTAACAGAAGAAGACCAAGACAGATTCACCGCACAAGACACGGTTCAAGTGCTGAGTATCAAGTTTAGGGAAGACCCATACAAAGTGCTACCCGCATAATCATAACAAAAGTCCTCGCCCCCCACACCTCCGGGGGGTGGGGCAACCTATTTTTGGTTTATATTTCGATCAAAATTAGGGTGAAAATAAAAATAAAAAAAGGGGGCCGGGCAGCCTAAGCCGCCCGACCCTTTACGTCGTGCTGTTTGGAGTTTTCACTCCTCGTACACTGTATGTACTGTGCCGGATTCGTCACACGTTACCTTGTATAGATAAGGTCGTGTGTCCTTGTCTCCGGGGTGTATGTATCTATTGCTCACTATTATCACCTCCATGTGTTGTGAGTTGCCCCGACCCCCTTTCGGGGGCCGAGGTCTTGGGCTTTCTTCAGCAGTAGTCGCCACAGAAAGGACAGAAGGCCCATTCGCCTCCTGAGCCTATGGACCCTTCTTTTAGGGCCTCATAGAACTCTTCACAGTCCTTCCAATGGGGGTATGCTTCTTTCAAGTCATATGGGTCATCATTTTGTTCATCTGACATATTGTTACCTCCTTGGTTTAGTTGCCCCGGCCCCGAAGGGCCGAGGACTTTTCATATCGTCGTCATTGCACTGTTTGACTTTCTCCCTTCTTCAGCCCGTGCGTGTAGGCTCCACCGCTATCGTGGAAGGGGGACATCAGGAAGACGAAGTTATTCTTCTTCGTCTATTCCCACGGTTATGAGATACGCAGGGTCGCCATTTGAGTCTAAGCCTTCTTCATACCTGAAGACTCGGTTACTCCCTGACTCGGCCAAGTCGCGCAGTTGACGCGCGGTTAGACCGGGTAGGAGGCCTGAGAGGCCATACATCCGTGCGCCTACGTCTTGAGCCTCTTCGATGAACGTTGTTCTGTCCACGCTGAAACCCATGTGGTTGATGATTTCCGGGTATACCTCCATTCTCATGAAGCCCGGTCTATCGACGTAAGCGTCGGTGCGCCTCCACCATGCGAAGGTTATCGTCCATGACTCGTCATTGTTTGCCATATTTATTTCCTCCTTGGTTTATATTTCGATCATCCCCGAAGGGACCTCGGCCCCGAAGGGCGCGAGGATTTGTTACGTTATACCGTGAGGGTGATAATCACTCCTCTTCGGTTTCTTGGAACTCGACCTTTAGGTCAAGGTCCCTTGTGAAGAATGCGTGGTCGTGCTTGACTTCCTGTCTGACATGCGTCAAAGTGGTCTTGCACCAACACAGCACTGTTTGGACTATCTTTACTTCGATAACCTTGAAGTCGCCGTGGTTGCGCTCGGTTACTGTAACAGTCTTCACATCATGTGTATTCGTTTCCATCCCTTATCACCTCCTATGATGGGATTCGCTTTCGTCGTTATAGGCATGATTTTCCAATCCTCTCGGACTAGAATGGATTTCGGTATCATCGCCCTGCATTTTACAATTCAGGCTCTACTACTTTCCATTTTGCACAACCCGCATTCTGTCTTGTGTTGTGCTTGGTCGATGGTCCAATCTTACACCATCTCAACGGCCACTCAAGGCCGGTCCGCGTGCGGGGGGGTGCCCTCCCCGCGACCCCCTCTCCCAGAGGGGTAGTTGTCGGGTAGCATGTCAGTACTTAAGGCTAGCGATGGGTATCAAAGTGGTACTATTAGAGCAGTGTCACGGTTTACTTTTTGCATCAGGTGTGCCAAAACTCACCACTACCCGACGGTCTACCCCGCCTACCCCAACGCGAAATTTTTTACAATTTTTTTCAAACTAAGGCAGTTTATATTCCCAAGGTTTAGCCATGTTCTGCTTCCGCTTTCGCAGGTCCAAGCCCGCCTTCTTGATGTACCTGTCCACCGCGCTCGGCTTTATCTGATTCCAACTCTTGCAGACCCGCTTGTTCGCCTCCCACGCAATCTCGCTCGGCGTCCTCCATTCCTCAAAGAACCCGTCCTCATACAGCGCCTTCATCAGCATCGGGTACAACTTCTTCTTGGAGGGAGGTCCAGTGCCGCCCCCGTTTCTCGTACCCAACAACCAACTCTCGCTCACCGTGCCTCTCACCTTCTCCACATCCAACTTCTCGGTCATCAGAATCCTCTCCTGTTGATTACTCTGCCTCCGGCCCCGCCGTGGTCGCGCCTTATCTTGGCCTTGCCGCCCAACCAAGCGCCTCCGCTCATGGTCTTCATGATTACCGGCATATCCGGCGTCTTGTATGTGAACTGGTCTATCGCGTGTGCCAATGCCATCACACAGTCGTTGTGCTTGCCCAAATCGACAATCATACCGTTTCTCCATGCGTGAGTCTCCAACTCTTCCAACAACGTGTTCACCAGTCGCCTAGTCTCGTCGTTACCGAAGGGAAAGCATACCAACTCCCGCTCAAACCACGTTCTCAGCCTGTTCAACAAGCCCTGCTTCAGAGTCCTGTTGCTCGCCTTGCTCTTTCGATAGTCTATCACCGAACCCTTCTGCTGTATCAGGCTCTCGTACAACTGCTGGAAACCAACGTCCTCCGCAGCGACCGGAGCAGCATACCGCTTAGACCACTCGATAACCATGTCTGCCTGTCTGTCGGGTTTGAAGTCATTGCGCCTCCACATATTGACGAAGTGTATGAAGCCCTCCGGGTCTTGTGCCAAGCAGATTATCACGGAGTAGTCCTGACCGACGCCGTGTGCCGGGTCGAAACCCAACACGTATCGCCAATTATCCCTCTTGTCAGTCTCCAACACCCTCTCCATCTGTAGATTCTTGCGTGACTGCGCCCGTGGGAATACCGCTGCCTCATCGTCAACGACCCGACATAGGTACTCCTGCACGAATGACAACTCGCCCATCGCCTGTTTCTGCTCAAGAAGGAAGTTCAGCGGCCTGTATTCGCCCCATAGAGGAACGGGTTTCACGTTGTCCGGGTCTGCTCGATACTCGTCCCAGTTGGGAATCGCGCTCCATACCCCCGTGTTCCATATCTCGTTGCTCAGCATCTCCGTGTGATACAGGTCGTTCATGCTCAACGGCGTGCCGACCACGTACAGGCTTGTGCCGGGACTCAGCATCGGCGTGATTTTCTTTCGGAACCAGTTCCTTACCTCGTTCCAGTTGGTGTCTCCCGAATCATCGAGAACGTCATCGAATGCGATGCAGGCAGGATGCTCACCACGAATGGCTGCCCCTACCGACGTGGCCCTTATCCAAGAGCCGTTTGTCAGCCGCAACTCCAACTTGTTGCCCCTACGATTATCGAGATACCTGCTCAGTTGTGGATGCCGCTTCAAGTCCTCGCGTATCTCTTCAAGCCTCCTTGTAGCCAAGTCCTTGCTCGCTGAGAACAGCCAAATAGTCATGGGCTTGTCTCGCCATGTCTCAAACAGGCACTTGTGTAGTAGTTTTATCCTGAGAGTAGTTGACTTGGAGTGGTCCCTCGGTGCGATGACGCATACCCTCTGAACCTGAGCGCCTCTCCTATCGCCGTACATATCCATCCACTCACCGATATGACCGCCCCAAGTATATCCGAGCCACTTGTAGAAGTATTCAACGTCCGTTCTACTTCTCTCCATCGCTAAATCCTGCATGAACCCCATCTAATCACCTCGGATGCAAGTCCTTCTTGCCGCAATGCGGGCATACGCCCGTGACCGCCTTGGCCCTGAGAATACGTGGTGCGACCCAACCGCAGGACCAGCATTTCGCGCTAGTCCACTCACTCATCGGGCATCACCGGAGCGAACATCGTACCGACAAGACCTAACTCCTTGTCAATCATATGGGCGCACAAACCCGCTCTTGCCATCGTGTAACCATGTCTAGCATGATATCTGTCCTCGCCAGCCAAACTCGGCAACTGTATAATCATACAGCCGCCCCGCTCGACCATCTGTTGATGGTGAAGGTGTCCGTGGAACCACATGTGATTCTGCGTAGAACCCCAGTCTCTTCTCGCTTCGTGTGCCATCAGGGAATGTAACTTCTTGAGTACCTTGCCGTCACCGTGGGTGAAGCCCAACAGGTTGTTGCCGTACATCATGTACTGCCTGATATGCGGGCTGACGACGACAGTAACGTCTTCAACGTCCTTGTAGTATGCGTCTATATACATCATGAGCATCAGTGAACTGTGCCTGTCGTGATTGCCGCCCATGAACACTATCTCGATGGGGGCTACCGCTCTCAGACTGTCGATATGCTCCTGCGCCAACTGACATCCCTGCATGAGAATCTGTGCCGGGCTGCCCGCCATGTCCTGCGGCGTACCCTTGGTAGTCTGACCCACATCGTTGTCAACGTGGAACCAGTCGGAGCCAGCGGTCAGGTATATCTTCTCAGGCTTGCCGGGGAGTCTGCTCACCAACTGGCTCGTCTTCTCAAGCAGCCTGTCTCGTGCCTCATCGAATCCGTATTCCTCTCCGACCTCTAACTTCCAGCCAGCCTTGCCGTAGTGCAGGTCCGTGGGGGAAATGACTACCGCGTAGTCCCTGTCAGACGGGTCTATCTTGTATGGCTTGACCGCTTTCGGCTTGTGATTCACCATCAACTCCTTGAACTCGTTGCCTATGCTCTCGTTGAGATACCTGTATGCGTCAGCCTGTTTCTCGATGTCTCTCCATCGCTTTGCCTCCGCCTTGTGCATGACATCAAGCCTTCGCATGGCAACCATCTCGTCAACCATGTCATCGACTGTTCGCATCTTTATCTCGTGGTCCGTGAACGGGTCCATCGCGTGTCTCCACCCGTGTATGCGCACGTATTCGTTCAATAGCATCAC